AACTTCACTACCACCTAGTTGGCAGGGTAAATTTAGAACCAGACAACAAACGATAAAAGGTTTTCCAGAATTACAAGCCAAGCAACTTACAGTTGCCTATATTCCACAAGAATTAAGAAGAATCATTAGGAGTTCATAATGGCTGCAACTGATCTAAATACAGTACGATCTACTATCGAAAGCAGACTTGCAACAGAGTTAGCATCAAGCCCTGCTATACCTGTTGTATTTAATAATATGTCTTTTGATTCAACAGCAGAAGATACTTTTGTTCAATGCCAAACAAGTTTTGGTTCTGGTAGTTACCTTACAATGGGTGGTTCTGCTAACTCTACAAATAGTGTTGTTGGTTTACTTCTTTTAAATATTTTTACAGAAGAAGGAATTGGTGCAGGAGCAAATTATGTTATTGGCAAAAGACTCCGTGACCTTTACAATAATATTACAGTTTCAAATGTTATTTTTGATTCGCCCATAGGACCTGAAGTTTTAGCATCAAGTCCTGAAGGTAAATTTCAAACACAAATAAGGATAACTTTTGAAATATATGAGGATCTTTAATCATGCCAAAACTAGAAATTACTGAAGAAATGCTTGATGCAATCGAAGCTGTTAAAGGTGTAAGAGATGCAAATTATTGGGATCCTAACTGTAAAAGATATATGGAGAATCAAGAAAATTCAAAAAAAGATGTAAAAAAGTCTGAAAAGAGTTAATATATTTATAAATCTTTCTTTTTTTTGTTATGGCTGCTGTAAAAGGTGATGTCGGTAAAATTATGTTCCATAACGCTGCTGGAACAGAAGCTGATATATCAGGTCTAAGAAATTGGTCTCTATCAATTACTAAAGATACACAAGAAACCACAATAATGGGTAATACAGCAAAGACTTTTGTAGGTGGTCTTATTTCTGGCGAAGGTTCTGCAACCCTTATCTATGATAATGCTGGCAACTCAGATTATCTTGCATTTGTTGAAGATGTATTAACAACAGGTGATGCTGGTGATGCCTTGTTTGAGTTATTTCCAGACAGTTCAGCAAGTTCTAAAAAGTTTGGTTTTTCTGGAATTATTACAAACGCTGAATATGGAGCAACACTTGGCGAAATCCAAGAGATTAACATCAGCTTCCAAGCAACAGGTGCTATTACCTCAGATATATAGTAAATTAAAGTAATTATATAAATTACATATGTCATCAAAAAGAACCGTTGACCTTATTACCGAAGCTTTTAGCGAGGTGATGAGTAACAGAAGAAAGTATGAACTTAAAAAGCCTAATGGTGACCTTTTGAAGGAATTATATTTTCCACCTTTAACTAGATTTGACAGAATGCAAGCCCAAGCCGCAACTGGTACTGATGATGCGCTAGCAATATCTACTAGACTACTTTGTCAACTTGCACAAAATGAAGATGGCACAAAAGCTTTTCATTCTGCTGATGCTGAAAATTTAAAAAGATTTTTACCAGAGAAAGTCCTCAATGAAATTGAGTTATTTTTATTTGAAATAAATCTAGATATTGATACAGCAAAAAAAGATTAAGGAGAAATAACTGGCTTAACTTTGAGTTGTTTCTCGCAACTGAATTAGGTAAAACATTAATTGAATTAAGAAAAAATATAACTGAAGAAGAATTGATATATTGGGCAGCTTATTATGAGATAAAAAATGAAAGAGAAGAAAAAAATCGTCAAAGGGCAAAAAACAGGTAAGATATAAGAAATGTATTTTATTTAGATTAAGTGGCTGAAAGTATTGTTACTTTAAGAGTTGAAGCAAGAAATGCAATATCATCATTAAATCGTACTTCTGTAGCTACAAAAAAATTATCACAGTCAGCAAATGGTGCAACAGCATCTTTGACAGCAGCATCAACCGCAGCAAAGGGATTAGGTGCTTCATTAGCTGCTTCTCTTGGCCCATTACTATCTATTGGTGCTGCTTTTGCAACTGTAAGTAGTGCAATAGGAACTTTTACAGCAAGAGAAAGAGATATTGCAATACTTGCTCAAGGTTTACAAAATTTAGATGCTGGTACTGCACAATTAAATGAATTACAAAAAGCAGCAGACAGATTAGGCAACCAAACTTTATTTAATCAGGAAGAATTTACAAGAGGTTTTAATTTATTAACAAGTTTTAGAAATATTGGTGTTGATTCATACGAACGTGTAGCACAAGCAGCAGCAGATATTGCACAGGTTAACCAAGTTGATGTAAGTACTTCATTTATGCAATTAGCAAAAGCATTGCAAGATCCTGAAAGAAATCTATCCAACTTAAATCGTTCTGGTATTGCTTTTACTAAGCAACAAACAGAAGTAATAAAAGAGTTAATGAAAACCAATAAAACGGCTGAAGCACATGCCATGATTTTAGGTATTGTTGAGGAAAGTTATAATAAACTTGCACAAGCTGCTGCAGAAGGATTTGCTGGTAATGTTGATTCTTTAGGAGAGGCTTT